TATCAATATAAAAAAAAGCTTGACCGAAGCCAAGCTATTTTTCAAAGTATAAGGGAGGGTAAATATTTTAGAAATTCAATATACAATAATCTGGTTGTACAGTCATTGATATATTCTGAGCTGTGTCTTCAGTATCCCAGTTATAATCACCAAAGTTTAATGATGTAATCATTGCTCCTTTGATAATCCATTCAGATACTATATCTCCAACAGGTCCTAATATGTTTACAGTTAAATCTTTTTTATAAAAATCACTGTAACCATCTCTACCTGTTACTGATTCGTGATGCAATCTCATCCATTCCATAGCTGCTTGAGCTCCTGATGGAGTAATAGGATCAAATAGAGTAATATCTATTGGGCCCCATACTGTTTTTCCTTTTACGTATCTTTGTACGTTAATATGATTTAAAGGTACTGCACCTTGAGATACATTAACACCTGCCACTGCTTTCATTACATAAGCTGGGAATCCATCCACAAATAGGATAAATCTATTGGCTTGTTTTGGTTCAAAAGCTGTGAAAAATATTTCGTTCGGGTCTAATACTGCCATTTTATTGTCTTATTTTATTATAAATATTCTATTTTTTAGTTTTTATGATGGAAACGTTGCTCCAGTTGGTAATACATTGAAATCTAGTATTATAAATTCAGCCGTTTTAGTCGGTTGTAAGAATATTTGTCCTACTAACTGATTTCTGTCTATTACGTCTGGTGTATTATTACTATCATCCATGATTACTTTGAAAGCAAATAATCCTTGTCTTTGTTGTACTGATTCCAAATATGGGTTAACTTGTGTTAAGAAATTATTTCTTGTAGCTAACGTATTTTGTTCAAATACTAAATTATCAGAAACTTGTACAATAAACGATTTTAATGCAATTAATAATCTTCTTACATTTACTCTATCTAATGCTGAAGCTTGTTTTTGTAATGTTTTCTGTCCAAATACTACAACACCTTGTCCAGGGAAAGTAGCTATTGGGTTAACATTTGCTTCATATAAAGTATCTCTATTACCTGCAGTTAATCTTCTTTCAGCTTTAATTACTCTACCTAAGGCACCTCTAGTAATACCCGCTGGTGCAAACCATGGATCAGATGATGCATCTGTAAACGCATAAGTTCCTAAGATAAATGTTGAAGCCGGTACCCAAACTGTTCTAGCAGTTTGTGGATCTACTGTTTGTAACCATGGCCAGTAAGTCGATGCATAACTTGAATCAAAGCTATTAACTTGATTTACTACTTGACCAATAGTTGCTCCATAAGATCTTAAATCAATTACTGCAATACAATCTTGTCTAGCTTCCGCTGTTGATACTAATAAATTAGTTTGTGATGGGTGTGCTCCATGATTTAAACCTGGGGCTACTAATATATTATAGTTATACGCATCTTTATTACTTAGTAATTTAATAGATTGAGTATAGCTATTAGCTGAAACACCTTGAATATTATTAGCATCTATTTTATCATTAAATTTGGCCTGAGATGCTGTATTGAATAAGTCACCTATTGCACCTGTAAATGAACCAGATTGTAATATAGGTAAACTAGATGTAAATTCATTTTTAACTTGTCCATTATTATCAAAATATTCATATGTTGGACTATTAACTGAACCTACTCTAATATATTTACTTTTATTAACAAACTCGCCATTTGATTTAACATAAAAATCTGTTCCATCTTGTTGAATAGTAAATGATGTATTACCTATTTGTTCTTCTATAAAATTAGCTTGTGATGGATCTAAAGAAACATTATTATAAGTTTCTAATATTACTTTTTGTTGATTTCTATCATTTCCTCTTCTAACGGCTAAACTAAATACACCTGAACCTGTGTTAACAGCTGTAACTTCCCATCTAACATTGTTAGCTGAGCCAGATACTAAAGCACCTCCAGAAGATTCATTTAATTCACTATTTGATACTTTACCTTCTGATAATGAGTTTAATGTAAATGCATTATTTCCTTGGATATTAGCTGCTGCTAATGTAATAGTCATATTGCTACCTACTGGAGCGCCAGTAGCTCCTAAAGAAGCACTAGAAATTGTAAGTACTTCGCCAGCAACATATCCTGATCCTGGTTTTATAAATTTTAAAGATGAAAATGATGCAGTACCAGCAATACCCGAAGCTAATGAAATAGCAACTTGGGCTCCTTGACCTGATAAACTACCAGATGATAGAGGAATATCTACAACAACAGAAGAACCAGGTGTAGCACCTGTAGCTCCTGGGGCACCAAAGGATACACTATATGGGAATCCTGAAGCACTAGGGCTAGTAGCTATATTTGGATTGGATCCTCTAGTAATACCTGCTGCTGATGCAGAATCAGCAAATACTAATTGTCCACTAGATACATTGTTTTGGATTCTAGTAGATGAAGCTGCTGTAAATGAACCTGTTACTACTCTAGATACTAATAATGAAGTACCACCTTGACTAAAATAATTGTTTGCTGCAACTGATCCTAAGTAAGAATATACTCCAGAACCACTACTTAGGGTAGAACCAAAAATTGCTTCATACTCACTAAATGAAGTTACTAATGTGGGAATCTGTACTGGACCTAATACAGCAGGAGTAATTAAAGCCGCACCAAATTCAACTGGTTGGCTAGTAATTTGTGATGAATCGTTTTCTCTTGCTAATACGCCGGGAGATATTAAAGTTTCTGCCATTTTTATCTTATATTAATATGATTTTTATTATAAATATGAGAAAAATCTTCAAAAAATTATTTTGCTTTAGTAAATGTTCCTTCTTCCAAATTAATATTTCCGTCTCCATATTTGTCCTGAAGCTTTTTTCCCAAATTATCTTGTTCTTTTTGGAGACTTTTAAAATCTTCATAAAAAGACCATTTTTGTATCTCCAATTGGCCTACAGATAATGCTAATAAATTAACTTTGTCTTGTAGGTCTTTAAGTTCTTGCAACTCTTTTTTTAATAACGATTGTGACATAAAATTTTATTATAAATATGGATATTTTTATTCAAATTACCTACTTCTACCATCTGTAGTAGGATTTCTGGTAGCTTTAGAGTCAGCCATGTTAGTAACCGTTTCACTAGTTACTATAACTTGTGCTTTGGAATTATATTTTTTAATAGCCGTTAAATCTTTTTGAATAGTACTAGGAATAATATAACCTCTTAGTCTAATATTAAAAGTACCTTTAACTAACCTATCTTTACCTAAAGTTAACTCTGTTGCAGTAGTAAATTGGTCAATAAAGGCCCTAAATTTAAATCTTTCTGGATTACCCCAATAAGCATCTGATGCATATTCGCATGCCTCTATTACTTTATTTAATTGTTCCATATAGTATGTTTGTATTAAACAACTGTATTCTAATGTTACAAAATCAGGTACTACTACAGCACTATAATTTTTTACTGCCTTTCTATTATTTAAAGCATCAAAATTACTATAAAAGTTTTTAGGATTAAATGTTTTTTGAAATGATCCATATAAATTAGGTTGATTAGAATCTAATTTATTATATACGGTTCTATCCTTAGATATAGTATCTCTTTTTATAACTATAATAGGCAACATTATAGCTCCTTTTTTATCTCTATAATACCCATCTTTTTGGAAGGATTTCCATCTTTCAGGTGCCCCATAAATTACAGGAACATTTCTTCTTTCTCCATTTTGATAAACAAAAGGTTTAATAACATTTTGAAAGTAATAAAATACTGCTTCATCTAAATCTTGAATACCTATAGAAAAGGGTTTAGTAGTATCTCCTTTAAAATTTTGTTTAGTTGACCTATCAAAATCTATATTAGTTTGTGTTCTATTAGCATTTGCTAAATCATCAGCTAGATTTGGGTCTCCATATTCAGGGCTAAATGGTTTAACTAATGAATTAGCTATTTCTTTTTGTGTTTTTGGTATGGGTTTTTTATATATAGGCATTAGAATCTTTCTTTATATGGTGAAATAGCTACTTTATCTGCTGGTATGTAATAAGTGGATACTAAAATAGATAAATTAGTACCAAATAATTGTAAATTAGGGTTTAATGGGTTAGGAGTACCATCAGAATTATTATTTGGATATGATGGATTTTTTCCACTCCAATATTGGTTTGCAATAGTACTTTGCACTCCATAATAACCTTCCTGATAAATTATTATATCTCCTACTCCTGGTACTACATCGGCATCTTTTAGATCATCTCTTAAGAAATAAAAATCTATACCTTGTCCAAATTGTACACCTTCTACATCTTCAGCATAGGATTGGTCTTGTCTATTT